CCTGCGAAGAACTCGGAAAAGTCACGCACGACCCCCTACCATAAAATATAACATGAAATATAAATAGAAAGAGGTGATATATGTGGCAATAAAGAAAGAGTTATCAAAACAAGAGCGAATTTTAAAAGAAGATAGAAGACTTAGAAAAATATACAAAAATATTGATAAAGATAAATTAGCACTTATTGACGGCCTTATCTGTAGAGCTGCATATATGCGTGCGACTCTTGAAGATTATGAAAAAGACATAGATGAAAAAGGTTATATTGAGATGTTCACACAATCTGAAAAAACAGATCCATACGAAAGGGAAAGGCCAGCTGCAAGACTTTACAATACTATGAATAAAAACTATCAGAGCATTATGAAACAACTTACTGACCTTGTGGACAAAGAAAAAGTAACAGATGATAAAGATGAATTATTGGAGTTTATAAAGCAGTGAACTATATAAAAGAGTATTACGAGTTAATAAATAATGGCAAGGTTACAGTAAGTAATAGAGTTAGGAAAATATACCAACGATTAGTTGATGATATAGATAATCCTAAAGAATGGATATTTGATGAAGTAAAAGGAAATAAACCAATAATATTTATAGAGAAATTTTGCAAACAATCTAAAGGAGAATGGATTGGTAGACCAGTAGAATTACAAATGTTCCAAAAAGCATTTATACAAGCTCTATTCGGTTTTGTTAATAACGAAGGCATAAGAAGATTTAAGGAAACATTTTTTTTAGTTGCAAGAAAGAATGGGAAATCAACATTATTGTCAGGAATACTTTTATATATGCTGGTGGCAGATGGTGAAGGAGGAGCTGAGTGTTATACAGTTGCGACAAAGAAAGACCAGGCAAGAATAACGTTTAGTGAATCTGTTAATATGGTTAAGCAATCACCTTATCTTAGCAAGCATTTAAAAAAAAGAAAGACTGATATATACTTCCCTTTGACTTTTGGTAAAATTGAGGCACTAGCTAGCGATTCTAACAGCCTAGATGGTCTTAATACTCACTGTGTAGTTATAGATGAACTACACGCTATTAAAGATCGCAATCTATATGAAGTAATGAAACAATCCATGTCTGCAAGACGACAGCCTTTAATGATAATGATAACAACTTCAGGAACGGTAAGAGAATGTATTTATGATGATATGTATGAATATGCTTGTAAAGTATGCGATGGAATTATTCAAGATGATAGGTTTTTGCCTATACTTTACGAATTGGACAATAGGGAAGAATGGACAGATTACAGGGCGTGGGAAAAGGCAAATCCAGGGCTTGGGACAATAAAAAAGTATAATGATATTGTCGAAAAAGTAGAAAGAGCGAAAGCTAATCCAAAAGAGCTTCCAGGGATATTATGTAAAGATTTTAATGTAAGAGATACAGTGTCAGGGTCTTGGTTGACTTTTGAAGAAATTAATAATACTGAAACATATAATATAGATGAATTTAAAGGGACATATGCAGTTGGAGGAGTGGACCTATCTAGCACAACAGACTTAACCTGTGCAACCCTGCTATGGAAAAGAGAAGATAAATTCTACATTAACCAAATGTATTTTATACCTAGAGAAATAGCAGAACAGAAAGAAAAAGAAGATAAAGTACCTTATACAATTTGGGAAAAGCAAGGTTATATAACATATACTGAAGGAGCAAGAGTAGACTACTCAGATGTAACTGCATGGTTTATCAAAATGAGAGATGAACACGAAATATTTCCTCTTTGGATAGGTTATGATAATTGGAATGCACAATATTTTACCACAGAGATGCAAAGCAATAATTTTGTAATGGAAATAGTAATACAAGGTGCTAAAACTATGTCGCCTGCAATGAAACAACTAGCAGCTGAATTTAGATCACAAAATATTAATTATAATAATAATCCAATTCTTAAATGGAATTTAACTAATACACAGGTAAAACAAGACGATAATGACAATATAAGACCAGTAAAAGGCAAAAATACAAAACAACGCATTGATGGGACAGTAAGCTTAATAGATGCTTTTGTTGTATATATGAGACATTATGAAGATTATAATAACCTATTATAGGAGGTGATATGTTTGGGATTATTAGAAAATATATTTAAGAGACCAAGGAATACGGAAAATGTAAAAGGATATTTCAAAATGCTTAATGGGTATACACCTGCATTCACAACCTATGATGGTGGGTTATATGAAATGGAAATAACTCGTGCTGCTATACATGCATTTGCTACACATTGTAGTAAACTCCAACCTGAAATGCAAGGTAATGCTTATAAAACATTAGGTAAAAGGCTACAGACAAAAGCTAACCCTTGGATGGATACAACTAAATTTTTATATAGAACAGCAACTATATTAGCAGTTGATAACAATGCTTTTATTATACCTATTACAGACGACACTGGAGAAATAATAACAGGCTATTATCCTATTAGACCATCCAGAACAGAGATACTGCAAGATAATGCGGGTAAACCTTGGTTAAGATATACATTTTCAAATGGGCAAAAAGCAGCTATCGAATTTGAAAGAGTAGGAATAATGAACCAATATCAATTAGATAATGATATATTTGGGGAATCCAATAATGCTTTAAATCCGACTTTACAACTTATAAGCACACATAATCAAGGTATTATAGAGGGTGTAAAGCAATCAGCTACAATAAGGTTTATGGCAAGGCTTGCTAATGTTTATAAGCCTGAAGATATTGCAAAAGAGAGAAAAAGATTTACTGAGGAGAATCTTTCAACTGATAACAACTCAGGCGTATTGATGTTTGATAACAAATATGCAGATGTTAAGCAGATAGACAGCAAACCATTCGTGGTAGATGCAGACCAAATGAAAGCAATTCAATCTAATGTTTTTAATTATTTTGGGTGTAATGAGGATATACTTCAGAATAAATTTAATGAAGATACCTGGGGAGCTTACTACGAAGGTAAAATAGAACCATTTGCTATTCAACTATCATTAGTAATGTCAAATATGACATATACAGAAAGGGAATTGGCACAGGGGAATAAAATAATGTGGACTGCAAACAGACTACAGTATGCAAGCAATAAGACTAAACTAGAAATAGTTACTCAATTATTTGATAGAGGGTTCTTAACACATAATCAAGGTAGAGAAATATTCAATATGAGCAGTATCCAAGATGGAGATAAGTATTTTATAAGATTAGAATATGGGGAAATAGGATCAAAGAAAGAAGGTGATATAGATGATAACGAAAGATAGGAACTATAGATGTTTTGAAGTAAGAGTTGGAGAAGAACAAAATATAATAGAAGGGTATGCTGTAATATTTGATACTGCTGAAACCATGTATGAATATGATGGTATTGCTTATAAGGAAGAGATTCGAACTGGAGCGTTTGATAAAACTGACATGAAAGACGTGGTTCTTAATTTTAATCATAGTGGCAAGCCAGTAGCAAGGACAAAGAACAACACTTTACAATTAACTGTAGATCAAGTAGGTTTAAAAGTAAGGGCAGATTTGTCGGGCACAGAAGAGGGAAGAAGACTTTATGAAGAAGTAAAGGGCGGATATTTAGATAAAATGTCTTTTGCCTTTACTATAAATGCAGAAGAATACAACAGGGAAACACGAACAAGGTCTATTACAGATATTAAAAGGCTTTATGATGTTGCTATTGTTGATATTCCTGCTTATGAATCAACATCAGTATATGCTCGATCGTTCTTTAAAGCGGAGGCTGAAAGAGAACTTGCGGAGGCAAGGGAGATAGAGCAAAAGAAACAGAGGTTAAAACTAAAAATAGAATTGGAGGTCAATAATGGATAGATTAAAAGAAATAGAAGAAAGACTATCAGCTATAAAAATAGAAATAGATAAAGAAGGTGCCGATTTAGATCTTTTAGAAAGTGAAATAAATTCATTGGCAGAAGAAAGAAAAAAAATAATAGAAAAAATAGAAAAAAGGAAACAATTAGAGTCAAATATAATTAACTTGCCAGAAGAAAATATAATCAAAAGCTTTAAGGAGGAAGAAAGGATGGAAATAACAAGAGATTCAAAAGAATATAGAATAGCTTGGTTGAAAAATTTGCAAGGAGTAGAATTAAGCGAAACTGAAAAAAGAGATTATACCTCGGCAGCATCATCCATTGGAGGAGCAATACCAACAGAAACAAGCGAAGCATTATTTAGTAAAATGACAGTAATTGCTCCAATGTTATCAGAAATTACATTGTTAAGAGTAGCGGGAAATGTTCAATTTACAGCTGAAGGAGTTAGAAATGCAGCAACACAACACACTGAAAATGCAGCTATTACTGCTTCAACTGATACTCTTGTTAAAGTCAGCTTGACAGGCTATGAATTTAATAAATTGCTTTATATCTCTAAAACAGTTCAAACAATGTCAGTAAACGCATTCGAGCAATGGCTAATAGATATGATAGCTGAAGATATAGCTGTAGCTATAGAGGATGCAATAATAAATGGTACTGGGTCATCAGCTCCAAAAGGAATTGCTAAAGCTGCTACATGGTCAACAGCTTCTAACTTAGTTGAAGTAACAGGGACATATACTATAACATACGGAGATATATTAAACATGATCGCTAAATTGCCCGCAAGATATGACTCGAATGCTAAATTCTTAGCTGGAAAAGAAATGATTTTTAGAGGACTAGCTAATGTTACTGATACTGCTGGTAACCCTATACTAATAAATGATGCTACAGGAAAATATCCAATGAAAATTTTAGGGTATCCATTAATTCAATCTGATAAAGTACCAGCAAAAACATTATTTTTAGGTGATTACAAAAAAGTAGTAGGGAATTTAAGCCAAGATATTACAGTTGAGAGAGACGCAAGCGCTGGATTTGCTTCTAACAGCATTGCATTTAGAGGTGGAGCAATCTTTGACTGCAATATTGCATTGGCAGATGCATTTGTAAAATTAACAACAGCTGCTTATAAGTAATAATAGGAGGTTAGCTGAATGGACAAAATATTAATAGCTGTACCAACAGTTGGACAAGTTGAAATTGAATATGTAAATAGTATATTAAGACTATCAAGAACAGTTATAAATGCGGATATAATCCATTCAGCTGGTTCGCTGGTTTATGCAGCAAGAAATGATTTTACTAAACAAGCTATAGAAGGTGGTTATAGCCACCTTCTATTTATTGACTCTGACATGGTATTTAATGCAGATGCTTTAAATGTTTTATTACATCACAATAAAGATATTATATCAGGATCCATTTTTTCAAGGGTACCTCCTTATAAACCATGTTTTTATAGCAAATTAAGGCTTGGAGAGCCAGGCGAAATAATATGCGAAAACGTAAAAAAACTCCAAGATGGTTTACAAGAAGTTGAAGGGGTTGGCACAGCATTTTTACTAATCAAAACACAAGTACTAAAAGACATCATAGAAAAGCATAATATATATCCTTTTACGCCAATTCTAGGTTATGGAGAAGATTTAAGTTTTTGTATTAGAGCAAGGCAATGTGGTTACAAAATATGGGTAGACAATGACCTCACAATCGGCCATATAGGAAAAGTTATTGTTACAAGGTCGGCATATGAATTGCAAGAAGAGGTAGGTGATTAAATGTCATTGCTTGATGATATCAAAGATAGATTAGGAGAAAGTAGTAATGAATCAGACTTAGAGGTATTAGATTTAATTGAAGCTGCAAAACTTGAAATGGAATCGAAAGGCCTAGATAAAAGCAAAATAGTCGAAACAGATCCTTTAGTAAAACAAGCTATAGTCTTGTACTGCAAGGCAAATTATAAATATGAGGACCCTAAAATAGCTGATAGGTTCCAATATATTTATGAGCAGACCCTTAACCATATGTTATTATCTGGCATGTATAGTGTGGTGATGGAATGAGTAACTATAGGCATAAAATAGATTTTCTTAAAAGAGATACAGGCTATGATGAATATGGAGAGCCAGCTGATACTTGGGTAAATTATAAAACAGGAATATGGGCTAGTTATGAACCTTTGCTTGGAAATGAATTTTTTACATCACTAACAACTGATACAAAAGTAGAAGTAAAGTTTAACATGCGTTATATTGAAGGTATCACTAACGATATGCGAATACAGCATGGCAATGAAATAT